TTAAGCAACCTTACATCTCGCTTCGTTACAATTCCACCTTTTTCATCTAATTGTTCTTTAGAGCTAATTTCATTGTCAGCTATAACGTGAACTAACATAACTACTTCGTAACTAAATAGTTGTGTTATTTTTTTTTCATCTTTTATTATTTTCATTATTCCCCCTTTTATTTTGGATATCTAATTATGACGCAACCTGAACCGCCACGACCAGCATTACTTACTGCTCCAGTAGGTTGATGGTATCCTGAACCACCACCGCCACCGCCCGAAGTTGACAATCCGTCAACTGCAGCGCGGGTTGTGTTAGTTGCATATGCACCGTTGCCACCCCCACCATTTCCACCTGTATTTGTACTAGGTGCATAGTTAGACCAACCACCGCCACCGCCACCGCCAGCAAACCAATATGTTCCCGTTACATTTTGCCCAAATCCAGTTGCCAAACCAAAAGCAGAATAAGTAGAAACTCCTGCACCACCAGTACCACCGGCAGTTGGTGAAGCCGCCCCGCCGCTTGCTCCAGCACCACCACCACCACCACCTGGTGAAAGAGTTTGATTGCTTCCGCCGCCGCCAGCATTACCTTGACCTGACGGAGAAGCGGCACCACCTGAAGTACTAGCGGCACCACCGCCGCCACCACCTGAACCACCTGATGATCCATTATTACCAGAAGAACCAGTAACAGATGAACCACCACCGCCGCCGCCAGAAGCAGTTGTCAAACCCTGGAAAGATGAATTTCCGCCATTTGTTCCATTCGCCGTACTAAAAGATGGATTTCCACCTGCTCCGACTGTAATTGTGTAGTTTGTTGTTGTTAGCGATTGCGAACTAAAATAAAGCAAACCTCCTGCGCCACCGCCGCCGCCGGAACCACCTCCACTATATGATCCACCGCCGCCGCCGCCAGCTACTACTAGAATATCGGCGGTAACGCTTTGAGTCGGCGTAAAAGTACCGCTTGCATTAAAAGCGTGATAAAAATAAGTTGAATCTGAAGTGATGTAACCACCTGTTGCTTTTGCAGTAATAATATTAGGTTGAAAAATTCCAGATGTTTTGAATGTGTGATAAGTGTAACCGCCTGTGGTTACAATATCTCCACCACTAGCTGATTGAGTTCCTGGATAACGAACTACAATAATTCCTGATCCTCCAGAAAAATTACCGCCACCCGCGCCACCTCCGGTGTTTGCTGTTCCTGGAGAACCAGCACTTCCGTTGTTATTGCTTCCATTACCACCACCGCCAAGACCTCCTGCTTGTGGTCCTTGACTGTCTGCAAGTGCGCCGCCGCCTCCGGCAAAATAATAGTTTCCACCACTTAATTGCCCAGTAGAAGTTGCCGCGCCAATTGCGTTTATTAGTGCAGATGTTGCGCCAATACCGCCAGTGCCATTTCCACCACTTGGAGGATTGTTCGAACCAGGACCACCAGCGCCGCCACCGCCGCCGCCCATATAAGGGGAATTATCGCCTGAAGCATTTCCGCCAGCATAACCTTCTACTGGTGAATATCCGCCAGCGTTACCAGCACCACCGGAGTTAGAACGACCATTTCCACCACCACCGCCTGAACCTCCAGCAAGTGCATTTGCAACTCCAGTATCATTGCGACCTGCGCCAGCGCCGCCTCCTGTTGTATTTAATCCATTAAATGATGATGCATTTCCATTTTGTGCAGTTGATGTGTAAGTAGAACCCCATCCTGCTGGTGCACCGGCTCCGACAATTGCTACTAAGTTATTGCTTCTACTTATAGTTTGATTGGTTGCGGTTCTCAAACCACCAGCACCAGCACCACCGGCTCCTTGTCCATAAGTTCCGCCACCACCAGCAACAACTAGATAGTCAATCGATAGTACTCTTGGGTAGTTTTGGCTAGCAACAATCCCGATTATTGGCATTTTAGGAAATATCTCCTACAATAGTGAACGTATTAGAAGCTGTACAAATAATTGTTGCAGCTGAATATTGCGCTCTGGTTTTCGGAGCTGATGCTGTTGCACCAGTCGAAGTAATAGTAACACCAGAACCTTGTGCAAATGTTATTTGACCTGTTCCAATTTGTTGGACATGTATCTGATCATTAGCACTAAATACAGATGGCGGAACAGTTAATGTTGCAGCTGCATTTATAGTTACAATTTTATTAAGATCTCCAGAAACCAATGTGTAGTTTCCAGTTTGTGCATTGAAACCAACTAATAGACCAGGACCAGTTGGTCCTGTTGCTCCTGTTGGTCCAGTTGCTCCAGTGACTCCAGTTGGACCCGTTGCACCGATCGGACCAGTAGCGCCAACTGGACCGGTTGCACCGGTCGCACCAATAGGTCCGGTTGCTCCTGCCGGTCCTGTTGCTCCTGTTGGACCCTCTGGACCGGTTGCACCAACTGGACCGGTCGCGCCAACTGGACCGGTCGCGCCAGCAGGACCACTTGCGCCCGCAGCATAAGCATAAGCAAGAGAAGACCACGCAGTTGTTCCATCGCCAATCTTAAATTTGGTTGTATCAGTTTCATAACCGATTTCACCAGCAGCTAGCGTTGGATTATTGCTAGTCCAATTTGCCGCAGTATCTCTGCGATTTTGCAAACGTGATGTCATATTTGTCTCTTTCCTTTATGCTTAATAAGTTACTACTGCGCCGCCTGGATCAATTGTATATGTCCAGCTTGATGTTGAAGATGTTCCTGAGTTATAAATAACATCAGGGTTTACCGAAGAAGATCCTCCATCAAGATACTGCACTACAGGATCTCCTACTGGCGTTGCATTCTTCCAAAGACTTGTTGCGCTATCGTAAACAAGTGTCTGGCCGTTTGTAACACTAGTAATTAAAACATTGTGTAATTCTTGTAATTCGTATCCGTTTTGGATTTTTACAAGAATTTCACCAGATGATGCATTTGCCTTGACAACATAACCAAGAAAGACTGCATGATTCGGTGCTACCGGCATTGTTGTTGTATAAGCTCCAGCAGTTGTAGATAACCAAACTGCCGCACCTTCGGTTAATCCAAAGGTGTCAACGCCTCGGATAATGCCAAACGTAATAACATAACCATCAGAACCGTTAGTTATTGCTTCGGCAGCAAAACCAAATGTCTTTGATGACGTTGATTCAGAACTTGCATTAGCAAGAGCTAAAGTAGGTTTAGATCCTTGCGCTCCATTGATATAAACAACAGAACCTTTGGCAATTGTAGAACCTGACTGATTATTTGCTAAAATAAATTCATTTTGACCAATTCTAGCAGTTACATTTGCATTGAGAATAAGATCTAAACCAGCATCTCCTGCATCCCAAAATAAAGTACCTGGGTTTGCTGAACTTGTTTCTGGTGTTGTATCAAACTCAATAAAGTCTGGAGTAGATATAGAAGTAACACTAGTAATTGCACCAGTTGGCATTGGACCAGTTGCGCCTGTTGGACCAGTAGGTCCTGTCGCACCTGTTTCGCCTTGTGGACCAGTTGCTCCGGTTGCACCTTCAGGACCAGTTGCTCCCGCAGGACCAGTTGCTCCAGTTGGACCGGTTGCGCCAGTCGCACCTGTTAAACCAGTTTCTCCTTGCGGTCCTGTCGCTCCTGTATCGCCTTGAACTCCCTGAGGACCAGTAGCACCAGTTGGACCAATATCTCCTTGCGGACCTTGCGGTCCTGTTGCGCCAGTAGGACCAACAGCTCCTTGCGGACCAGTAGGACCTGTTGCGCCGGTGTCACCTTGTACTCCTTGAATTCCTTGAATACCTTGAGGACCTGTCGCTCCTGTAGGACCAACTTCGCCTTGAGGTCCAGTTGCACCAACTGGTCCTGTTGCTCCAATCGGACCTGTTGCTCCAACTTCGCCTTGCGGACCTGTTGCGCCTGTTGCTCCGATTGGTCCAGTAGGTCCTGTAGCACCTTCTGGTCCTTGAATATTTCCAACATTTACCCATGAAGATGTATTCGGAGACCAAACATAAAGATCTCCATCGCCTACAATGTAAGCGTCACCAGGATTTCCTGTTGGATGTGCTGCAACTAGTTCTGCGTAAGTTGCGTAAGATCCTAAAATTTGTACGCCAGTTCCTTGCGGTCCTGTTGCACCGGTCGGTCCTGTAGGTCCAGTTACACCGGTCGGACCTTCGATTCCTTGAGGACCTGTAGGTCCTGTAGGTCCAGTTGCACCGATCGGTCCAGTTGGTCCTGTAGATCCTGTTGCTCCGGTTAAACCGATTTCACCTTGGATACCTTGAATACCTTGAGGCCCTGTTGGACCTGTCGCTCCCTCAGGACCGGTTGGCCCGGTTGCTCCGGTGTCTCCTTGAATTCCTTGTGGTCCTGTAGAACCAGTTGGACCTGTTGCTCCAATCGGTCCTTCAATTCCTTGAGGACCTGTTGGTCCGACTGGACCGGTTGAACCAGTAGATCCTGTTTCACCTTGAATTCCTTGGGGTCCAGTTGATCCAGTAGGACCTGTTGGCCCGGTAGATCCTGTTGGTCCTGTCGCTCCAACAGGTCCTGTCGCTCCAATTGGACCGGTAGATCCTGTAGGTCCAGTTGGACCAGTCGATCCCGTTGGTCCTGTAGGACCTGTATTTCCAATTGGTCCTTGCGGTCCCGTTGGTCCAATAGGACCGGTTGGTCCTGTTGGACCTTGAGAACCTTGAGGACCAGGCGCAGAAACAATTACTTCATTTGTAGTTTCATTGATGACAACTTTGTTAGCCATTATCGTGTCACCTGCTCTGCAACTGTAATTTGACCTTGAATGAGACGAGAAACATTAGATCCAGATGTTAACTCAAGATCGTAAACGTAAAAACCTGCACTTAAAAGACCTGTCTGAACTGCAGTTGCATTAACTTGGATTGTTCCAGTCAATGGTGTAATAGTTAATCCACCATTAGCAGTTGTCAAAGTTAGATCAGCCAACTCAGAATTATAGTTCTGACGTAGTTGCATTGCTGCTGTGTAGTTAGTAAGATCAATAGGATCTCCGTCTGAATCTTGATACACAATAGTCAAGTCCCAAACCGAGCCTTGATCTATAGTTGTATTGTAGATACCTGCGGTCATTTAGTTAGCCTTTTCTGTTGCCCAAATGAGAAATCCACCTACAACAATGAAGGCAAGTGGAACGGAAAACATTCCGACCCCGATTGATACCAATCCGATACCTAGAATTTCTGTAATTAGTGCTACATCTAGTTTCTTCATGATAACCCCTTAGACTTGAATACTGAAATATTTTACTACTGGTTCTGGTGGCAATGCCGGCTGAGTTGCTCGGTCATAACCAAATATGGAAGCAACAGCAGCATCGACCTTACGTCTAGCTGATGCTTTTGCAACCATAACACCACGGCTTGATTGTTTGGTCACGCAGTTTGCCACATGTCGTGCCAATCTTTCATCACCATCGTGTGTAAAGGATTGATTTACTACTGCTTCATAAAACTTTTGTGTGGCAGGAACCATTCGTTCTGCTGAGTTTGGATACGATACGCAAGGAAGACCTTCTTCATCTAAGACCATGAAGGTTCTATTCCATCTTGCAGGATCGAAAACAACTTCTTTTACATTAAATCGTGGGTCTCTGTAAGTCTCAATTATTGTCTTTTCGACCTCTGCAACAGGTACATGCCACGAATTATCAGCATCTAATGGTCTTTCCCATAGACCGACAACCATTAAATGTGGTTTTTCTCCACCTAGAAGCCACGCTACGAGAGCTGTGGAGTCATTTGAAAATGCTCCATCGAATGCGAGTACGACATCTTCACCCTGCATTGGCACTCGCTGCGAGTCAATGAGTGATTCCCAACTTCCGGTAGGAAGCCACGCTGTAGCCGTTGAAACAAAGCAGTTAGTTCTTTTGGTTCTAAACTCCGCTTCTGGTGTTCTGAGCACGGCAGACTTAAAATCTTCAGCGTCAACAATGTCGCCGTACCCTGGATTTGATTCTCGCCACTGGCTTTCATCTCGGTGATCTCCTTCAGTATTTTGAGGTTCCCACCAAGCAAAGAAGAAGGACGGATCTTCTATTTCTTGTTTGACTAGTCTTTGACCGTACTGATAAAGCGAGTAGCACAGTGAATCTTGACCATCAGTTTGTGTTTTTACCCCGGCTGTAGTAATTCCAAGTAGCAAAGAATCTTCTCTTGCGCCGCCTGCTAGTGACATTACGTCCCAAAGTTCGCGGTTTGGCTGAGCATGAACCTCATCAAATATGACAAGAGGCGAAGGATTCAGACCTTCTTTTGTGTATGCTTCAGCTGAAAGCACCTTATAGACTGATCCAGTGTCTCGGTATTCAATGGCATCTCGGTACAAAGTAAACATTTTTGATAGCTCAGGGTCTAGTTCGACCATGCGTCTAGCGGTGCCAAATACGATTCTTGCTTGATCTCGATCAGCTGCACAAGAATAAATTTCAGAACCTTGTCCGCCAAGAGTTAAACCTGCAAGACCTACGGCAGCAGCTAAAGCCGACTTACCATTTTTACGAGCCATGCCGATTAAAGCAACGCGATGCTTGAAGCGACCATTTTCTTGGCGAGCAAGTGCATGTTCGATCAGTTCATGTTGCCAAGATCTTAATTTAATCAACTCTCCAGCAGGAGAAGCGATGGAGTCTTTGGTTACGCGGCAAACAGTTTCAGCAAACTGACCATATAACTGTCCATCTCCACGTTTACGATCTGCTTCTGAAACAGGAGTTAGCCATTTAGGCGGCCAAGGATTATTTGTTTCGCTTGGTTGCAATGAGTTGTTCGAGGGCTGAGACACGCTTTACCTCCGCTACACCAAGTTGTGAGCGGGAAACAGGTGTAAATCCAAGCGATGCTAGCGCATCAGAGTAAGACTTATTCAACGCAACTACAAGCCGCCCGTCTTGTGAATCACGTGTTGTGTTGTAAATCGTTCTAGCCAATGAAAGATCATCAGCAATTCTACATGCTTGCTCAACTTGTTTAATGTCGCTAGTTGGACTTAACCAAGTGATTGCTCGGTCCCAGGCTTTTTCCCAAAGCTCGCGGCCTGCTAGACCAAGATCTATTGGAGGAGTCGGTGTTCCATCGGCCATCGGCAAAATGGTCACGTTTGTCACGTCCGGAAGTTTGCGTCCGCCTGAGTCTGTGTTAGGTGTTCGACCTGTTTTTCGCTTCTGTTCGATTGGTTTACGTGGACGTCCCGCCGTCATCTCAAATCCTCCACAGTTTCCAATTTCGTAATTTTGATACTCTGCACGCCTCCA